TGGACCGGGTGATCTTTTGTTGGGTGGCCAGCAGGCGTTCCACGGCATCCAGCGGCGGCTCGGTATCGGAGTCGATCAGCAGCAGATGGGTCAGGCCGGTATGCTGCAGAAATAGCCGGATGATGCCGTTGCGGACATGATCTACCGGCCGGCCGCGAAAGACGCCGGGGGTGTAGTTGCTATTCCGGCTGCAAACGATGGTTTGCCAGATACTGGTCCGCTCATGCAGGCCGCCAGCGGTGGGGATCGCGATCAAGACTTTTGGTTCTGTATTCATGCTGGTTTTCGAGTACCGCAGAGGCCCGCCGGAGCAAAGCCTCTGCGGCGAGGGGATTTCCTTTCGCTGCGTTAGACGACGATGTGCTCGGCCAGGCCGCGTGCGGCGGCCGTGACGGGAGCGACCTCCGGCTTGCTCAGGATGCCAATGATGCAGAGGTTGACCCCGGTGGTGCCGTCGCCGGCATGCGGGACCTGAACCTGCATATACTGCTTGTGGGCCTGACGCAGATCGACGTCGATGCCGAAGATGGAATCGTCTTCGGTGGCGGCAATCGCATCGGCCAGGGCGGCCCCGGTTACGGCGGAGTAGGTGCCGTCGGTGGTGTCGCATTCCTGAATCAGCGGGGCGGTGCCTTCGGCGGTGGAGCCGAGGGCGGCGTCGATGGTGCCGGTGATGATCAAGACCCGCAGATGGCCCCAGCGGGTACCGTTCTGGCAGGTGTCGATATAGGAGTTGCCGGCCGCGTCGCCGTTGTCCTTCAACTGGGGCGGGGTCAGCAGCTTGACGAATTGATTTTGAACTTCGGGGATCATGGTATTCCTTTCAATTTTAAATTTTATTTCACCACAGAGGGCACAGAGGCAGGCAGAGCCTGCGGCAGATCGCCGCGAGCATGGGACGCTATGGACGCTCCCGCTGGTCGCTGCTTTCTCTGTGGTTCTCTGTGTGCTCTGTGGTTTAGATTCTTCATTTTCTTTCTACAGGTTACAGGTTACAGGTTACGGCGATCAGGCGATGTCGCCCCAGAGGCCGACAATCGGTCCGGCGTTGGTGGTGTCACCGACGCCGAAGTTGTTGATCGCGATCCGCTCGGTGCCCATGATGGCCAGTTGCCGCTCCAGGAACTTCACGTGGCTGCTGGTCTCAATGGTCAGTTTGCGGCGGTCGCCCAGGGCGGCGCCCATCTTCCAGTTGCCAAAGAGCAGCGGGCAGTGGTCGGCGGCGGGCTTGGTGGCCGGCATGCCGCCGCCGTACTTGACCGGATAATCCAGGAAGGACGGCGACTTCATAAAGCCGGGCCGGGTGACTTCGGAGGCATAGACGCCGCCGACGGCCAGGGCCAGGGCCACCATGACGGTGAGGTAGAAGGCCTTGTTGCAGACCCAATAGCACTCGCCATTGATATCGGCGTAGCCTGGCATCAGGGCGGCAGTGCCGATGATGTCGCCCAGCACGATAGCGGACCAGGCACCGGCGGTGCCCTGGACCTTCAGGCCCTTGACGTTGGTGACGGTGGCGTCCACCGCCCGCAGGGCGGCCCGGGCGCCAAAGATATTGAAATAGGTGCTGGTGCCATCGCCGACAAAGCCGCACTGGTCTTCTTTGTTTCCGAAGGCGCGGGCCAGGGCACGGCCGACCAGATCGCCCAGGGCGATGGCGGAGTCCTCATCCATGTCCCGGTTGATGGCACAGTAGGCCACCCATTCCAGGGGATTCAGGCCCATCGGCTTGAAGGCCAGGTCGCTGGCGGAAGGGGCTACGCCGGCGCCGGGGCAATAGACGGTCGGGTCGCCGGTCTGGACGGGGAAGCTGTTATCGCCGGCGCCGAGGGGGTATTCCTGGGCAATCTGGCGATAGGTGGAAAAGCCTTCGATCAGGGTGATCAGTCGCGGGATGAAGACACTGGGGGCCAGAGCGGCACCGGTGGTGACTTCGGAAGATTCCAGGGCCTTGCCGGTGATGTCCCGCCGCTCGATGCCGGTGGCGTCGAAGAGCTTCTTGGCGTGGGCGTTGCCCAGGATGTCGGACATGATCCAGAGGCCGAAGGCCTTGGCGGTCTGGAGGTTGCCCCAGACGCCGTTGTAGTTGCCGTCGGCGTCCTTGAGGCCGTCATAGCGGGTGGCCTTGAGCAGCTTGAGCTGGGCGGCGATGTCGGAGAGGGTGAGCTTTTGTTTATCCAGATCGGCCTGGGCGTCCTTCAGGGCCTTCTCGTGGCCGGCGGCCAGGGCGGCGGACTTTTCCTCATCCTTTTTCCGTTCGTCGGCGATCAGGTCCAGGACCTCCTTCTTGGTGGCCATGTTTTTACTGATCTGGGTCAGGGCGATTTCAATGTTGGCTAGATCTGCCATAGTAATTTCCTTTCAGGTTGGATCGCCGGGATCCGGTTTGGGTTATCAGCCACTGATCCGGGCGACAATGTTATTAGCGGTATCGATTAACTTTTGCACATCCTCGGATTGCGGATCGTCCGCAGCGGCCGCCCGGACAGAAGCGTCACCGAGGAGGAACTCTTCCGCAAGCTGGCCGCGATCAGACAAAAGATATTTGATCGATTCGAGCTGCTCTTCGAGGGCGTCGAACCGTTGATTGATTTCATCCAGTTGGTTTTCATTCTGGTCTTTGCGTTCCAGGGTATCACCATAGACCGGCGCGCCGTTGAGATCGAAGCCTTTGACCTTGGAGAGGGCCTGGCGGTTGGCGCCGACGGCCACACAGGAGATCTCATAGAGTTCGATCTTGGTGATGACAAAGTGGCGTTTGCCGTTCTCGACCACCTCGTGGCCGTCGAGGATGCGGAAGCCGATGGAGACGGCCCGCATATGTTTGGACTTATAGAGGTTCCAGTATTCCTCGCCCAGGGCGGTGGTGGCAAAGACCAGGTCCATTTCGGACGTATGGGACTTGGCCTGGTAACTGTCGGTGTCCCAGGAGCCGATGACCGGCGAGCTGCCGTTGTCCAGCCGGTGCAGATGGCAGGCGATGCAGACCGGGTTTTTGGCAAAGTCCTTGATGGCGGCGGCAATGGCGGATACCTCGATCCGCTCGCCGTCGCGGTCGATCTCATCCGAGGAGATCGTGAAGCGGATGGAGCGGCGGGCCTCGTCGATGGATTTTTCCACGGCGTAGGCCAGGATGGATTTCATTTTAAAAGCGTTTTCAGGCATGGTTACATTCCTTTTAAAACCATTTCCGCGTAGGAATAAAATTTGTAATTCTGGTACTGCTGCCAGCCCTTCTGGTCCCGCAGGGCCAGGGCGATCTGCAGGCAGCGGCAGTTGACGATGTTGGCGGCGGAGCCGCTAGGATCGCCGGGATACATGAGCTTTTCGCCGCCGACGATAAACGGCTGGTGGATGGGGATCGGGTTGGCGTAGTTTACGCCGGCCTGGCGGTGGGCGTCACGGACGTGATCGTCGCCGCTGGTGATCCAGCCCTTGCCGTCGTTGCCGGCGGCCACCATCGCGGCGTGCCGGCCGGTATTGAGGGCGCCGGCCGTCTGGGTGCGGGCGATCCGCAGGGCACGGGCACGGTTATCGCCTAAAACATCACTGATGCGGTCGGTAAGCTGCTGGAGCGGCTCACCCTGATCCAGGCCCTGCCGCAGGGCGGAGGCGATCTGCCGCTGGGTGGTCTGGTTGACAGCGGCCACCCGCTCGGTGGAGATGTTCTGGCTGGCCTTGAGCAGGGGCGAGGCCTGGACGGGCGGCACGGCCGCCGCCAGATCAGCGCCGGTGACGCCCGATTCGGTGAGGGCCTGGCGGATGCCCAGCTCAGCGGCTTTTTGGAAAAAGGTATTGTTGATGACCCGCAATTTGCCGTTTTCTTTTTTGAGGTCAAAAACGACGCGGGCGATAATTTGTTCCGCGTCTTTCAGACGCGGGGGAAGAGAAAGAGACTTTTCGAATTCGTTATAGGCGGCCTTGAGTTTGGCTTTGAGCAGCCGCTCCTGGCGGGTGAACAAAACGCGGTAGGCGGCCGCGTGCTCACGTTCCAGTCCGGCCCAGCTCACCACCCAGTTCTTCCAGATCCGCAGTTTCTGGGCCAGCGTGGCTTTTTCTGCGGCCTCTGTGATGGTGATGGAGGGACCCGCCGGCTCAAAGCTTTTTTCCGGTTCTTCCTCCCCTTCCGGCAGCGAACCGCCGGTGGCGGCCTCAATGCCTTCCTCCATCACCAGCTTGGCCGGGACGCGGCCCATCTGGATCCACCAGTCATTGCCCCAGGGGACCTCCTCGTAGGGCAGGTCGTGGGCGGCGATGAGCTGATTGAGCGGAATGCCGGCATCGGTGTACTTTAAAACTTTCTCGGCGGTCTCCCGCTGGTATTCCTGGACGGTGGGATGCTGGCTGACATCGAACCAGGCGAAGAATTTGGTCTGCTGCTGGGCCGCCTTGGCGGCGGAGCGGTAATAGGCCTTGGGGATGATCGAGCCGCGAAAGTGGCGGGCGGATTTGAGCTGCACGGTCCGCTGATCAGCCGCCGGGAACCGGGCCAGGATGCCATTGGTGAGCACCGAGCCAAACAGGCTGGCCAGGGGGATGCCGGTATTGAAGACAAAATCACGCTGGGCGGGACCGTGGGCATACTGGGCCTCCGTGACCAGTCCGGCCAGGGCCGGGGGCACGCCGAAGGCCTTGCAGAGCCGCTGGCCGGTCAGGGTGAGGATATCGGCCATCTGCATGTCCACCATGTTCATGGCCAGACTGTCAGCGGTCATGCCGCCGGTGAGCAGGGCGGTGCGTTTGGCGTTGGCGGCGCCGCCGTGGCGGCTGTTGAACTGCTCCCGCAACATCTGCACTTCGGTCGAATCGACCTTGCCGGGGGCACTCAGAATGATGCCGGGATCGGCGCCGTTTTGCAGGCTGGCGGTATTGAACAGATTCGCCGAGTAGCAGTACTCGATATTGAGCTTGCCGGCAGCGGCCGGCCCCAGGCCGTGGTAGCGGTCATAGGGATTGAAGTTCTTCCATTGCAGCACTTCATCCAAGCTAAATTGGACCCGCTCGCCGCCGGTGCCGTGAAATTCCCAGCCGAGCAGCTCGCCGCTCTGGCGGCTGCCGGCGGTAAGGGGCTGCATCTGGGTGCCGCTGACGATGTACAGTTCGGCCGGCGGCTGGCCGGGAATCTTGTCCGGGAACACAAAGAAGACATCGCGGCTGAGGGCATAATGGCCGATCGCCTGGGTGGTGAGCTGCTCGAAGGACATCTGCGGGTTGTTGAAGAGGAAATCGTAGGCCGGGCCGGATTCGACGATCTCCTCGCGGAGGGTGGAAAGGATCAGGGGGATCCCGGAGATAAAGTCGATCAGGAGGTTGACGCAGATATAGACCAGTTCCACCTGGCCATAGGGCCGGGTGGGCCGGTCGGCGTAGGTACTGTCATCGCCGGCCAGCAGCGACCGCCAGCGATAGACGGCCTGGTCCAGCGTGAGGTCCTTGCTGCGGACCGCCAGGGCCTCGCCGGCGGCTGGGCTGCATAGATATTGGGTCATTTCCAGTTCGTTGTTCAAAGGATTATCACTCCGGGTTTGCCGATGGTGGTGCTGACGGCCTCCAGGGCCAGGCCGCAGGCCCAGAACTCATCGGCGTGGCCTTCCTCATCGCGGACCGCGTCGTAGCGGACATTGCCGGCGGCAGTGGTGGACTTGCGGATCTTGTGAAAGCTTTCCCGTGTTTCGACCTGGTCGGGGACCAGCAGCCGGCGGTCCTGCATGTAGCCCAGGACGCGGCTGGCGAGGACTTCCTTGACCGGTCCGGTGAATTTCACCTTCTCGACCCGGCCCGGCCCCAGATCGGCTTGCAGCTCTTCCACCAGCATATCGCCCAGGCCGGAGGCGTCGCCGCAGGCCCGGATGACTTTGGGGTGGGATAGTTTGCCGGCGATGATTTTCTTTTGGTCGCCATATTTCATTTTATAGAGCTTTTCCAGCTCGCGGGCGATCAGGATCCCGGCGACCTCCTCGAATCCGAAGAGGACCGTCGGATCGTTTTCACGCCCCACGTCGAAGCCGTAGTAGCGCGGCCCGTCGCCCCAGCGGCCCAGGATATCGGCTGCCTCGCAGGACTGGTAGAGATCATAGGGAATGAGCGTAGAGTCGGCGGCGGAGGGAATGCACATATATTCCTGATTGAAGGCGTCCTCATTGCGGCAGCGGGCGCGGCACTCGTCCAGGAATTCCGAGCGGGCGGCCGGATCGATAGCGTCCAGCTTGCGGATCTTTTCCGCCAGGCCCTGCTCGACCGCCAGGGTGATCGGCGTAAAATGATAGCTCCAGGGCAGAGTCTTGAGCTGCTGGGCCGTCGCTTCGTTCGCCTGGATCTTTTTGGCTTTCTTGACCAGCTTGTCGAACTCGCTGCCCTCGCCGTTGCGGGTAGTGAGGATGCAGAGGTCATAGCCCCAGGTGGTGACGGGGCTGGCGGCGTCCAGCATGGCGCCGGGCTGATCGTGCCAGTCGAATTCATCCAGACACACATCGCCGCCCTTGCTGCGGAAGCGGCGGGGGTTGCTGCTCATGCAGTTGATGCGGGAGCCGTTGGGAAACTCGACGACGTAATTGTTGTAGCGATAGCCCTGGTCATCGACCAGTTCTTCCTGGAACGCCTTATGGATGGACTGGACCAGCCGGCACCAGTCCTGGCAATACAAAGAGAATTCCACGGCCGCCGATTCATCGGCGGAGCTGAACCAGTAATCCCGCCGGTGATCGATCAGATGGCGGCGGCGCACGGCCCGATAGCTCTCGGCGTAGGTGGCGCCGCTCCGGCGGGACGTGTCCCAGCGCTTGAAGCGGCGCTCGTCGGTGATCCAGCCGGTCTGGTAGGGCAGGAAGTAATCCCGGTATTTGAG